CCACCAGGGCGGCTTCCTGCGCCGCTCCCTGCACATCTGCCTGTACTCTGCATAATTGATCGGGGGCGCATAGTCACCACCCGCCTTTCCTTCCTACTTAGCCAGCGCCGCCTCGACGGCGATCCTGTCCACGATTTGTCGGACGTCCCTAATGTCCGCCATCTCCTGCGCCCTTGCCGCCATGTGCGCTATTTTTGCCAGCACCGCCTTCATTTCCTCGATTTTCACCCTTTCGCCCCCTCGGACATATTTCCGCTACGCAGTATAGCGCCTGGTCATCGTCAATGCAGTACGGACAGCCCAGGCAGCTTATGTCAGCGGTCAACTAATACTCACCGTCCTTGTGTTGCCGTCCCAGCCTACTTGTCGTCCTAATGCCTCCGCTACCTTGCGGACAGGGGCATATGTCACGTTGTCTATCAGCACGCCGGGGAATGTCTGCCCGCCAGCCTTTATCGTGACGGCGCTGGGATCGGCTGTCGCGCCTGCGGCAATCTCATCAAACGGGTAAAACTCGCCGGGGCAGTTGGTGGCGTTTACGTCAGAGTGCCTAATTACCTTTGCGCCCGGATATATGCCACGGCAGTATGCCACCAACTCAGTAAGTGCCTTTTTCTGAGCTTCGGGCATTGTGCGGTTGATCTGGTCGGAGCGAATTGCGCTACCGGTCGGAGGCAGGCAATAGTACCCTTCCGCGCAGATTCCGACACTCTGCCAGTTGTTATTTTCTGCGTGTGCGCCCTGTACGTCAATCGGCCGGCCGGCGTACACAGAGCCGTCAAGGCGAACGTAGAAGTTATAGCCAATGCCTGAATAGCCATAGCCTAGATGCAGGCTGTGGATACTCGCGACGTCCCCCCACCCTGCCCGCTGGTGGAGTATTATGTAGTTAGTTACATCGCGCTTAACAAGCGGCTTTGCCCAGCTGTACGCAACGGAAATAATGTTCATAGAGGTGGTTCCCCTCCTTGTATTGGTTGGTCTGTCTCGGTTGACTTCGTGGCGCATATATCGCTGACAATACTGCCCGTCCCCTCGATAGCCCTTTTTTTCTCATTGTCAAACCGCATCAGCAGCGGCTTCAGGTCGTCGCATCCCGCCGCAATAAGGTTTTCGATGATGCTGTGGACTTCCACCAAAAATAAAATACTGTAAATTATCGTGCTGAACAGAATCGGTACGGCTTCGATGGCAATAATGTATTTACTTTGGTACGCCACCACCGTAAGCGTAAAATAGGCCAGGATTTTTACGAACGCCTTCCTGAACATGGTATGGCTGTTTAGGTTCTGACACTTGATGGCCCGGATAAACCCTCCGGAACCGTAGCTCAGCGCCACGATCTTGGTCAGCAGGTCCAACCCAACAGCCACCCATAGCGCATAAAAAGCTGCCGTGGGCTGGATAAGGTACGCAAGAAATCCAACCACCAACCCCGCCAGCCAATTACTAACAATTCCCTCGTATATACCTTTGAGTTGCTCCAATTTCCCACCCCCTGGTAACAAATTAGCCCTAATCGGGCCACGCCCTCAAGATCGCCACGCAGGATACAGCCACAAACGCCAAAAATGGCATGTACCCCAGCCAAAAGCCCTCCACAAGATCACCCCATTAGTCCTATTTACTCCGCTTGTCCCGTGCTGTAAAATGGATCTGCAGGCGGCTCAGGGCTACTCCCCTGGCAACCCGGAAGGGACCACCCCGCCGGGGCCTGCACTCCTAAAAATCGGGCTGTTCCACCAATCCACCTCCCGCCTTTTCATCCCCCCGTTCCGCTGTACGTCCTCCGAGTAGTACCAACTTGCATCGTCCACTATCTCCAGCGTCGTCGCCTCCACCACCCACCGCTCAGCCGCGTAGGGTGCAGGATACACCTCTACCCAACAGTGCCACAGGCGCGGGGAGTTGCAACGCTTCGCCGTAAAGCCACGGGCCCGGAACTCATCGTACAGGTACTGGCTCATCTCGGAGCAGTCCCAGGCATTTACCTCGTAGGAGGAGACCCAGCCGGGGTAGGCGGCGTACACGTCGTCCAGGACGCTCTGGACATCGGCGCGTGCTGTAGCCTGGCAAGGCAAACAAAAGACCGCGAAGGTTATCGCGGTCAGGATTAGCTTTTTCACCTCATCCTCCCTTCTTCAGCGCAGCAAACTCTTTCGCGTGCTGCGTCACCGTGGATTCCATCCTCTCCAGCCGGCTGCTTAGGTCCGCAATAGTGGCCAGCGCCTTTTTGTGCTTCTCGCGCAGCCCATGCTCCGGCTCAATGTCGTGCTGGAAGTGGGCTATCGCCTCCGAGCGTGACAGATACCGTTGCCCCCTGGCCTTCTCGATGTGCCCGGCGTCGTGGGCAATCTCCGCTACGGTGTACCTTGCGTCTCCCAGCATTGCCCTAGCCCGCTCAAGCTCCCGGTCGTCGTAGATGTACGCCCCCTCCTTGTCGGTGTGGAAGGGGAATCGTTCCGGGATGTCGCCGGAGATGTGGTACTTTGCAAATTTGGCACTGCCGTCCGTTATCCGAATCATCCCTATGCCCCCCTGTTGCCAGGATTTGTATATGTCCGTGTGCCGGTGTCGGTGAAATTTCCGGAGGCCCCGGCGTTGTACAGGTCGTTGTTTGTTATGTTGTTTTCCTTTCCGCTCTCATTCCAAATTCCCCACGTGGGTACTTTCCCTGCGTTTAGGAAAACATTATCCCAGTAGCCAAACGTTATGTCTGCGTCTGCTGTGCCCCCTAGTATATACACCTCGATGCTTGTCGCCCCTGCCGGAGCTACTCCTTGCACAATTATCCTATCCCAGTCAGTATCTGTTGCTGGCGCGTCGTATTCCGGGTTTGTGCTGCCGTCGATGAATTTAAGCCGTAAATACTGCCAGCCTGTGACCATCTTCGCATCTGCGTATAGGGTGTACGCTTCCCCTGGAGTCACGGCTATACCGGTCCTGTAGGCGTAAACCATTGATCCTGCGGAGTCATCATCTATCTTGCAGCTATAGGTGCCGTCCTTTGCTTCTGCCGAAGACACTGTTACTTTTGAACTGCTGCTCCTCGACCAATCATCAGCCCACCCTCCGGTTAGAGCCTCAAACCCTTCATTGGTTACAAGGTTATCAGTCCCAACCCTACACATGGCTTGCTGCAGGCTGTTTTTGTCGCTATTTGACAAGCGGACATTTGAGTAAGTAAGGCTCGTTATCTGACTATTCCCCTCGGCCCTTATCCCCCTAATGTTGTTGTTGTCCGCATAGCTTAAGCGCACACCTTCGTAATTGTTATCATTTGCCTCGATATTGTTTACAGTCAGCCCTGTGGAGTTATATAGGTAAAATCCGTATTCGTTTTCGTTTGCCGTTATATCGGAGTACACGCCACCATGAGCATTCGCTATATACATTCCCGCGCTCCCGTTGCCTGTGCCAGTAATACCCCTGACATTTATTGACGTCGAAGTTGTTGTGTTTATCGCTACTCCATGACTATTTGCGTCCTGCGATTCCAAATTTGTTATGCTCAGTCTGCCTATGTTTTTCAGATATGCCCCGTAGCGGTCTGCGTTTCTAACTCTTACGTTTTCAATCGTCAGCCCGTCCACATTATCAAAGTAGACCCCGGAAATGTCTATCCCCGCCCCGGTATTGTTGGCTTTGTTCCCGTCTATCACCAGATTACGCAAGGTTAAGCCGGTGTTCCCGGATGACGTGTCGGAGTTTTCAAACACCTTAAAACTGGAGCCGCAACTGTTTTTTACATACAATATCGTGCTGTCGCCCTGTCCCTCAATGGTCAGTCCTGAGCGAAAAATCGTTGCCCCGTCTATGATAAAAGTCCCCTCCAGCAGCACTATCTTCCCCGGCCTGGAGTGCGTGCTTCCCGGTATCGTCGTAATGGCCGTGTTAATCGTGGTCTGCGCCGAAGTGCTGCCCGCCGGAACCATGAAGTCAGCCCTGCTCGCGTTATTGGTCGTGGACCCGTCCGATATGGTAAAAGTAGCGGTGCCGTTGGCTACAATGGACGTTGCGTTTACAGCGTCCGTAAAACTGGAGACGTTGCCCCATTCGTCCACCGCGCAAACCATGTAGTAATACGTCTCTGTTTTGTTGGCATTCGGCCCGGTGTCAGTAAACCGGAGCTTTGTAGCACTCCCCCTGCCAACCCCTGCTATAAGCGCAATCTGTGTATATGTACCCTCTGAGTACGGTGCGTTTGGCCTCATGCGCCATACCTGATAGCCGATCCCCGGCTCGGTCGCGTTTACCTCTGACCACTCCAGTATGATCGCCCCGGTCGCCCCGGTCGCTGTCAAGTTGGTAGGCGTAGAGGGTGCGGTCGTATCCACCGCTGCCACTGCTCCGGATGCCGGTATTTGCAGCTCAGCCGAAACCATGCCGGAGTTGTCGATGCAGTACACGGAAAAATAGTAATACGCGCCCTTTTTCAGGTTGCCAAACTCCAGCCCGTATCCCGCGCTTGTGACAACGTGCCGGACATACCCGCCATCTGTGGCTGTATCTCCCGCGCGTGCTGCGCTGGTGCACTCGTGCCTGACAACCCGGTATGCATTCGCGTCCGCCGCTGTGGAAGGATTCCATCGTGGCAACAATCTGCCGTTACGGTGGATGTACGGGTTTGCACCCGGTATCCCAGTTACGGTCGGCGCGTCAGGCGCAACTCCATCTGCCGGTACAGTCGCCGCACCGCTGGCTGAAACATAGGTCGCGGACAGGTTCCCCGCCGCGTCAACGGAATATACCCGGTAGTACCGTGTCGCTGTGGTCGTGCGCCCATAATCATCGTAGGTGGTCCCCTGGACGTTGACAGCGGTGTAGGGGTCCATGTCTGCCGCGTCAGAAAGCCATACCTGATAGTGGTCGATGCTTGGATCAACCGGCGGTACCCAACGCAGGGCCACGGTCCCCCTGCCTCCGGTGGCCGTCATACTGCTTGGAGGCGTGGGCGCGGTAGTGTCGTGGCTGGTTAGATGCGTTGGGTCCGTAGCGGTTTTCGCGCTCTCTCTGCCGTAGCTGTCATAAGCGGATACCCAGTAGTAGTATTCAGCCCCTTCCTCAACGTCCACGTCCTGTATTGTCAGCGTAACCGGGCATTTGTCGTAGGCCATATTAAGCGACCTGATCAGCTCGTCGGTGGCGTCGCCGGTCTTCTGCCGCCAGAGGTTAAAGCCCGTCAAGTAGGTGCTGCTGGGCCTGGATATTGCTATCAGCATAGCGCCGTCCGACCTCAGCGTCAGCGTTGGCGCTGTGAGAGTTGGAGCCGCCCCGGGTGTTTCGTCAACCTCCCATTTGTTTTTCAGCAGCTTGGAGATTAGCTTTTCATATCGGAGTGGCAGTTCCCCCAGCTCCAGATCGCACTCCCAGGGCTGGAATACGTTGTATTTGTGCCGCACTATGCGCTCCTGAATGTCAAGTCCCGCGTCCTCGTCCACAATGTCCGCCATATCTCCAAGACTAAAAGTCTCATGCTCATAGCCTGCCAGGGTCCGCAGGTCCAGCGTTTCCACCTCGTAGCGGTAGCGCGGCCAGGCTAGCTTTTCCAGGAGCGCTACAGCCGCGTCGTAAAGGTCGTCCGGCGTGTCAAAGCTCTCCTCGAAGGTGTATGCCTTCACGTAGACCTCGCTGGTGTAGTCGGTATTGGTGATATACTCCAACCCCCCGCTGCTGGTGGCCTCGGTGATGTCCATGCCATCCGCGCCGTAGGGGTACATCTTCGTCACCAGGTCATATTCGACGTTGCGGACTATATCCTTCTGGTTTTTCCCGTATAGGATACCAAAGCCGCTATATGGCTGCCAGGTGGCCTCATCCCGCAGGGATACTGTCTTTGCCACGCTGTCCCATACCAAGAGGCCGCCCCATGTCTCTTGTACCTGCTGGATATTAGCCAAGAGGCTGATCTTGTCCGTCTCCAGGTCGTGCGTTCCGGTCACGTCCACGGTCCCCACGGTCCACCCGGAGGCCGAAGCATCCAGCAAGTATGACAGGGCCGATCCTGCGCTACCTGGGTCGTAGCCGCCGCTGCCGGAATCCTCGCGGTATATGGCGACAATGCCAAAATCCGGCGAGGTGCCGTCGCTGGAAACGCTGACAACCTCTTTGTCCAGCAGTATCCATGATTCGTGAGCGTTTACGCTGTCGATGATCTTTCCGTCCTCGCGGGCGCTGGTAACTGTGTCTTCGCCCGGCCTCACCAGGACGAACTCTCTCCCGTCAACGACAAACTTGTGCCCGGCGTTGATGTATGTCCACTTGTCACTTGTACGCGGCAGGTCAAAGGTAAGCGTACATGGCCCGTTTAGCTCATTGTCGATATAGGCTGATATTGCGTCCGCTGCCGGGGTGAGGTAGGCAACCAGATCGCCTGCCAGCGTTTTAACTTCGATGTAGTCAGCCATCTATATCCACCAGTCCCGCCAAGTTATTGTAACCGTGTCTGATATGACCACGGCGTTGCTGCCCCTGGTAAAAGATGCGGTGTCATACCAAAGGATCTCGCCGTTTAGAGCGGACAGCACCTTGAACCCGGATGCGGCATATACCGATGTTGCGGGAGCCGTGGCTGTTATTGTCATTTTCGTCCAGGCATCGGGGCAGCTAACATTAGTTCCCGACGAGACAGTTACAAGGCTTCCCGCGCTGTCGTACCATGATATGAGGGGATGCATCTGCCGACCTGCCGCCACGGTCGTCTTTGTGTAGCCGGTAAACGTATATGACGCCCCAACGGTAACCAGTATCCCCAATGTTCCTATTGATGATCTCAGGGTTATGTCGCTTCCAGCCGTTGCCGTCACTTTTGCTGACGCCGCGCCCAGGTTGTAGTTTGCCGTATCCCTTACCAGTGTCCCCGGCAGCCCTGCCGTGGTAAGCCCGGTAGTATCCGTCTCAACCTCTGACTGATTCGGCGTCAAAAGGTTTGGCGCCAGCCAGGGAAACTCCCCGTTCACATCGGCCAGGGCGTTTGTGACCACTCCCGCGCCGGTGGTGTAAATCGCAGTACGCTTCTCGGTGTTAATCGTGACCGTGCATCCTGCCGCAATCGTTCCGGTGTAAGAGACCGTCACGCCGCCTATTGACACGCTGGGGTTAGTCCCCGGCCCGAAAACTATCGTACACGGGCAGGATACGTTTCCCTTGTTGATCGCCGTCCCGGACGCGGAAATAGTGTTTAAGGCCACGCTCTCATAGTAGGGGCGTCCGACCAGGGGAATGTTCAATTTCAGCCGCCCAAAGTAATCTTTGTATGATGGCGGCTCGGCGCATATCACCTTGAGCCGCTTATCCGGGTCGTTATTGTTTATTAAATACATTTCCCCGTTGGCAGGGTTTATCCATGCCGCCAGTTGGCGCAAAAAAGAGGCCTTTTGGGCCTCTGCCTTAACTATGTTTACCGCCAGGTTGATCTCCCTTGTCCGTGGGTCCTGCCCGAAAAGGTATCTCCCGGCATACCCCGGCACTTCCTCCGCGTATTCCTCGTACTCCGGCAGAGGCGGGATGTCGGTCCCGTCCCTCAGCAACTGGCCGCCGAAGGGCGATACGCTGCCGTCGGTGCCGATTGTGATCGTGATCGGTGTAGCCATTATAAGTTGATACCTCCTACCGCTAAGCGCAGGTCGTTAGTCAGTTTCCGGGATACCTTCTTCCAGTCATATTCCTTGTTGACATTTATGGTTTCTGCTGCCTGCGCCTTTTCAATCGTCAGGTTAAACCGCTGCTCCATGGCCTTGATCAAACGGTCGATATGCTTGCCCATGATCTGATCGAAGTTGACCACGCTATAGCCGGCGGGAACTATGAGTTCCCCTTCTTCCGCGATAATCGGGACTTCCTTCGGCCCCAGCTTGCCTACTTCGCCGCCCTTGTGGTACACGCTGATGGTTCCGTTTGTGCTGTCCCACTCAACGCGCCGCCCCATGGCCTCAAAGACCTGCCGCAAGCCTACCCAGGCCCGGTCGTTGGAGTCTATTTCAAGCGGCGAGAAAGCCATGCCGTTGATCAAAACCTGCCCCGTGGCCGCGTCCCAGCCTACCGTGTAGCCGTAATTCTCAAACTGCCGCGCAGCTATCGCCGCCGTATCTCCTATGAGCTTGTAGCCGCTGGTCGTGAAGACGTAGGAGGGACTAGCGGTTGATCCCCCGCCTGAACCTGTCCCGCTACCTGAACCGCTGCCTGAGCCTGAACCGCTACCTGAGCCTGAGCCTGAGCCTGAGCCGCTTCCGCTGGCGCCGCCGCCAAGCCATGCTATAGCCTCATCGTAGGTGTTAAACGTAGTCCACTCCCCGTTTTTGCCGGTCATTACCAGTATCGTTTCCCCTCCTGCGCTGCCGGTGGTCCAAGTTAACCCCTTCTTTTTCATCTCGGACTTGATATAGTCATACTTTTCATCCGAGGTCATACCGCCCGTTCCGGTTGTCGTGCCGCCAATATTCAGGTTCAGCTTTGCCGCTATTTGGTCAATGTAGGAGGCGAGTTCCGGGTACTTCTCCTTGATCCCCTTCAAAAGATTTGTCGCAAAGTCACTACCCTTGTCCTTCGCATCGTCAGCCAGGTCCTCTAAGGTGTCTATCGTGTCGTCCTTGATGTCGCTTATCTGCTTGTCGTACTCTTTCCTGAGCCGCTTCAGCTCCTTTTTGGCATCCGCGATCATTTGCTGCTCGGAGTCGTGCATTTCCTCGCGGGCTTCCTCTATCTCATCACTGGCCGCCGATGCCGCCAGGTCTCCCTTGGTCTGCCAGAGAGACACGTATTCATTGAGCTGTGCGTCGGTCATGCGGGTCATGGCCTGGATATAGGGGAGTGCCTTCGGCCCCATGGCTTTTAGCTCCTCAATGAGAGCGTCGTCCACGCCTTTGCCTTTCAGCAGATCCAGGTCGTTGTAAAACTCCGCCATTTGCTGATTCTGCTTTTTGAGGTTGGTGATCATCTTTGTGGCGCTGATCCACTGGCGCTTCGGTGCCTCGTCGAATAGGCCGATCCAAGTGTAGTATTTGTCTATGATGCCGTCGATCTGCTCGGAAAGGTTCTCGCGAAGGTTGGCAAGGTCCTCAGACAGTCTCTGGTTGACGCTGGCGACGTTTTCGGCGTAAGATGCTCCGGCGTCGGAAAGGCGGGTCTGCATGTCTGCATAGACACGCCCGGCAGATTCAAGGGCCTTCTGTATGTCCTCCGCCGCTCTCTGGGCTATCTCTGCGGCCTTCTGACGTGCGTCTTCCAACCGCTCAATCAGGCGGCCCATGGCGATATCGTAGTTATTGGCGATCTTATACCCCGCGTCCTGTACCATGTCGGCGGAGTCGCTAGATATGTTATACAGCAGCCAGAGCAGTTGCTTGCCCGCTTTGCCGGTCTGGTCGTTGACTGCTTCAGGCAGCAGAGAAAGAGCCTTTTGGATGCCCGCCGCTAAGTCCCCTGCCCCGGCTTTTTCAGCTGCGGCGGCAAGGTCCTGGAGAGTGTCTTTAGCCTCGACGAAGGCGACGCCTGAGCCGGTTGCTATGGCCGAGCTGACGGACGAGAAGGCTGATCCCAGGGAGACAAGGGACACGTTGGCTTTGTCGGCGGCGGCGGAGGTAGTGGATAGGCCGTCTGTGAGACCCGGCAATCCTCCTACCCCTGAGCTTGGCGCGAAATGTAGCTTACTGATTAGCTCGCTTCTTTTTGCTTCCAGCTCCGCCGCTTCCCTTGATCTGGCGGCATCCTCAGCCGCCTGCCTTGCCGCCTCGCCCTGTTCTTCGCTTAATCCTCCGGCCCCTTCAACCGCGCCATAGCTGCCGGCAGCAACCCACCAGCTTTTTGCTTTTTCTCCAAAGGTTTTTTGAGCCGCCGCGCCCGCCGCGAGTGCGTTTATTCGCTGGTTAACCTGCTCAATAAGTTGCCTGGTCCGCTCATCCTCTGCAAATATGAGGTCGTTGATCATGGCCTTTTCGTTTTCCAGGACAGACTTCATTCCTTCTACTTCGGAATTAAAGGCTTCACGTGTATTATTAGCGGTGTTAATCCGCGCAACGCCTTCCTGCCCGATAATGGGAATAAGCTGCCTTTCCATTTCGGCAAGGTTGTCTTTTGCTCTTATCGCCTCATTGTCCGACATGGTTCCAGCGTCAATCTTTGTTTTCAAATCAACATATTGCCCGCTCATTTTTTCCAGGGATGAAATCTGATTTTCTAAAAGCTGTACTTTTTGCTGCTGTGCCTCACTCTCTTTGTTCGCTGTTTTAATGTAGTTCTCCGTGGCGTTGGTCGCCTCGTTAATCCTTGATTTATAAAGGTAGTACGCTCCGGCAGCCAGCCCAAGGCCAGCCGTTAACAATCCGATTGGGTTGACCATCATGGTCTTGGATAGCGCAGATAAAGCAATGTTAGCCCTCGCAATAACCCCTGTCGTAGCAGTTCCAGCTAGTCCAGCCTGATAAAGACCCGCCCGGTAATTAATCACTGCCGCGTTGACAATACCCAGGACGCCCGCATTTGTCGCAAGTTGCCCGGTTGTCGCCATGGTCACGGTGCCAAAAAAGCGCATGGCAGCCGCCGCCCCGAGAGATGTTATCTGGAGGGTTTTAATTGCTCCGTATCCAGCCGCCACAGCAAGCAGCTTGTTCAGGTTATTGGCAGCAAAGGCCACGGCAGAGCCCACCTTCTGGCCCCATTCCTCAACTTTGCCACTCTCAGTCAGCTTGTTAAGATATTCCATGGTTCCCGCAAGAGATTCCTTGGACTGCTCAAACAGTCCCTTGCCTAATGTTCTGCCAGCCGTGCCAGCCCAATCCTGCAGATTTGAAAGCATGCCGTTCAGGGTTTTGCTCTGAGCCTCCATCGCCCCGGCGTACCGCTCTTTGATAATTGCTATTAGGGCGTCGTTAAGGCTCTGCATGTCCGTAATTTGCCCCTGGGCACTTGCTATCTCGCCCCTGCCCATGGCGGCGGCCTGCTCAATAAGCATTTTCTTAGTTATTCCGAACTCTTTGAGACGTTCCAATTCGCCGGTCTGCACTTTGTTATCGTAAGGGTTTTTTATCCCCTACTTCTAACGGTTCGTTTCCCGTTAGGTCAGCATATCTTTTCACCCTTCGGTGTCGCGGCCTCGTGGAGGGATTATATCTTTTCACCCTCTATGCGTTGCCCCTGACCAATCTTAGATTAGCCTTCGGTTCGGATTAGCCTCTCAGCCTTCCCGCTTAATTCCGCGATTTTAAGACGCCCAATTAAAAAACACCTTAAACAAGGTGCTTTAGTTCTTCCGGTACTGTTTCCCAATAGTGGCTTTCTTCATAAAAAGAGGACCATAGTCCACTATTAGGCGGCCATTGCTAAATTATTTTGAGCGTCCGCAACGGCCTCTACTGCCTGCATTAACGGCTTGCCCATGGCAGCCGCCATGTCTCCCAGGTCGCCCAGGTATTTTTTTGCCTCCAGCCCATACGCCTGCAGCCTGACGGTGGCCTCAACGATTCCAGGGATTTCAAAAGGTGTCTGCGCGGCAAACTTCGTCGCCCATTCCATCGTTTCCGCCGCTTTTTCCTGGCTTTTCAAAACAACTTTGAGCGTTTGGTTGTATTGCTCCATCTGGGCATTGCTGCTAATCAGCCAACTACCGGCCTTCTGTGCGCCCAGAGCGGCGGCAGCGCTGATTGCGGCGGTTTTTAGGTAGCCCATACTCCTGGATGCAATGTCGGCCTGCCTGCTAACCTGGTTCATGCTGTTGCTGCCGTACCTGCCTATTCTCTCCAGGGTGGCGCTGGCCTGGTCGATGCCTCTGATTATGAGTTCTGAAGTATTTCTTGCCATTGTAACACCACCTAAAAAAAGATATAATTTAAGTTAAAAACGGAGGGAAAGATTTGAAAAAAGCTCTTTTGTTGGGAGTGTTTCTTCTTCTTGTTGTCGCAACAGTTATTGCATGCACTTCTCAGAAGGAAGCAGAATACAAAAAAGGGATTGAACTGATCAGGCAAGAAGAATGGCAGGAGGCGTCCCTTGCGCTGTCCCTGCCAGCCCTGGAAAACTACTCTCATGCACAGGCATTGCAGCGATATGTAAATGCAAAACTTGATATGCAAAAGGGCTACATAGCGCCTGCTGCTGGCACGGTGATAAAAATACCGGATGATTATAATGGATATTTCAGCGAACAGGTGCTTGCCTTTAAAAAAGAAGTGCTCCAGAAATTAACAGAGCTGACTACTGAACAAATAAATGATCAATATAAGGCTAAAGAGTACGAAGAAAAACAAAAAAGCCAGAAATACCAACCCGGTAGAAGCTAATTCACAACAAAAAGGATGTGCTCGCTGAGGAAGAAGGCGAATCGGAGGAATAAAGGAGCCCTTACGGACCCCCTTCCTCTCCGCACAAAAGCAAAAACTCCCCCTGAAGGGGAGTTAATTCCGCTATGCCGCTACTCAGCTTGTACCCCATCCGCACCAGGGCCTTCAGCCTCTGCCCGTCCGTCGTCTTTGCGAAAGGATTCTGCCTGGCCACGCTCCCCGCGTGAGATTTCTTCAACCCGCGCCGCTATAGCCTCTATCAGGTCTTCGTCAAGCTCGCTGATTTCCTCCGGCGTCCACTCCTGCCCGTCCACCGACATAGCCAGGGCCACGATGCTCCATACTAGCTCCTTGGTGCTCTCTGCCGTTACCGCTGACTGCTCCAGGGTGATGTCAATGCCGCCCAGGTCTTTAGGCCCAATCCCGGCCTGGCTCAGCGTCTTCAGGTGCCTTGCTTCTATCTTCGTCAATTCCCCATCGGTCAGCGCCCGGATTTTCACCGCTCCGCCCAGCTTTTCAACGTAGAATTCCTCAGTGTATTTTGACCCCGAAAGGATCTGGTCTTTGGTTAGGACTATCATATATACCTCCCGCTTAATACGCGCTTACCGCGTTTTTCAGAGTGACTTTCAGCGCCCCGCCGAGTGTAGCGTCGTATTTTGCCTTGCCTGTGATGGCCACGCTCATTCTGTTCGGGCCGCCCACGTTGACCGGGAACGCGGTGTAGAGCAGCTTTGCTGTCTCAATCTTAATCTCGGTGTTAACGTCCTTTGTGACGGTCAGGACCATGGCGTTCTGGCTCTGCGCAATAAACCTGTTGTACTCGGTGAGGTCCAGGCAGTTCAGGGTCATGCTGATGTCACAATTCAGCGGCCCGTTTAGGCCGATGGCGCCTAGTGCGCTGGAGCCGTTCAGGGTTACTACCCCCTCCAGGTTGTTTGAAAACTTGACGCTGAAACTCTCTACCTGTGTTACGCCACCGCCGCCTATTGTGGCGCTGGCCTCCGACCACAGGAATGGATTCGTAGCGTCCAGCGTGGGGCTGGTTTTTGCAATCAGGGTGACACTCTTGCCCAGGATACTCGCGGTGCAGCGCATGATCTTCTGCCCGACGCCCATCTCAAGCTGAAGGCTGTCAACCACGCAGCCGGCGTATTGGAACGCGGACGCAAGGTCTCTGTGAATCTCGAATGTGTAGGGCGGCAGAAAGCAGACGTCCGTGTGCGCCGTTGTAGCTGGGAGAAATACGTGCGTGTAGTTGGGACTGCCGCCGCTGGAAGATGGCGCACCCAACACTGAGCGCAGGAAATAGCCTATTGTGGCCGGGCGCACCGCAAACACGATGTCGCCTCTAACCTGACTGATACCCGGATACTGGGGCGGCTCCTCGCGGTAGGCCCGGACCTCTGAGTCCATGATCTGCTCGATGTCTTTTACTAAACTCTCCGAAATAAAAGGGACGTAGGTGTCAACAGCCACCGGCGTCCCCCAAGCAGTCTCTTTTTTTAGCCCTAAGTGGGCAAATCCTCCGTAACCTGCCAATGTTATCCCTCCTCCTTTACTGGTCTAATACAGCGACGGTCACGCTTGATACGCCGCTATAAGTTATTTGCACCCTGCCGTCCCCGTCGTTAAAACGGGATGTAGTAAAA